GCATTCAGCGCGTCAAGCCAACGCTGCACGTCCATCAAATTTCTGGCTCCTCACGGGCAAAGGAAACTGTAAACGGCTTCGGATACCAAACACCGTCAGGTGCTTCTCGAAGAATCAAGCCGCCAAACTGCGGCTGGCTCTGACGCGCACCGGGAATCTTCCAAGTGAACGGAGTCTTGCCCTGCCACGCGGGCGTGACTATCGAGTACGCCGTCTCCTTGCTCGCTGGCATCATGCACTGGTACGCCCGGTGACGATGGCTGCGGACAATCACGTCAGGAGGCTGGCGACCCCAACGACCCGCTTCCGTGTACGCCTCGGTCAACTCCTTGTGGACCGCCGTGCTCTCGTACGCTTGGCTACCCGTGCTTCCAATGTGGTGGAGCGCGTGCAGGAGAATGTCGTTCTGAACGCCAAAGCGAAGCCACAACTCGTACCGCGAATGGTTCCCGGTCGAATCAGGGTACGCCCCGAGTATTCGCGCCAAGGTCTCCTCGTGCTGGGCACTCGGGCCGACGTGCGCCTCCGTCCCACGGATGTGGTAGTACCGCTCCGCTTTCTTCACCTCGTCAGCCAACACCGCCTCGGCTATGTTGATCTGATCCTTCCAGTTGTTCGTGATGGTCGTCGTCGTCCCGTGGTGCATCCCGTCCAAAGCATCGCCGTTGTGGATCAGGTAGAACGGCTCGTCGTGGATGGTCTCAGGGATAAACACGTCCCAGAAGTAACGCCATTGCTCCCACATCCAAAGCTGGAAGTCGCTCGGGACGTATTTCCCGCCCTCGTCGAGCGACACGCCCTCCGGTGGACACAAAGCCAACTTGCAACCGGAATGCGTGTCAGAGATGACGACGACGTTGTTGATCTTGGGAGGCATTTGAATCTTTTCCTACGAACAGTTGACTGGAACGCCGTTCAATCTGCACCACTCGCGCCAGTAACGAACGCCTTCAGCACACTCCCACGCCGCCCAATCACTGGCATCAAAGACCCTCTGGAAAGCCTTGACACCATCAACCGTAATCCCCTCACGGGGCGGCAAGGCGGGCTTCTCATGCGGGTTGCTTCCAAGCGACGGCCACTTCATCGGACTACCCGAACAACGTCACAAGTGTAGCCAGCAGACTACCCAAGGCAAACGCCAGCGAGTACACCTGCTCCAACAGACCAAACACCTCGGGGTCCAGCAACAGACCAATCAAGCGATCAAGAATCTCCATCTCACGACTCCTTTATGCCGGGGCGACGAAACCCCGCGTTGTGCTCGTCCTGCAAAAGACGACGCAATTCCTCGCAACAACCCGACACCACCTCACGCGCCGCTCGGGACAACGGAACAGCCTCAAGACGCTCCAGAACCGAACTCACCTTCACAATCTCGTTGAACAGCATCATCATTCCCCTACTGGTTCCATCGGGCTTTTACCCCGCGCACGTCCACATGAATGAACCCCTGACCAGGGTACGTCCCTATTCCTCCCCGCTCGAACGCAGGCACCCGCGTCGCCGCCGTCTTCATACGGGATACGCTCATACCGGAAATCACAATGTCCGCCGCCTTCCCCAACAAGTGCTGCGAGTACGGAGAACCCTCAACCTTCCGGTTGTACGCCACCGTCCTGTACCCACTGTTCACCGCAATGGGCACGCCCACCAGACTACGCAACGCCTGCAAGCCGTCCAGCAACCGAACGTCCAACACCAGCACCTTCGACAAGTCACGGCTGCGAAACTCCCACGGCTGAAAGTCAGGCCAGCGGCGGGACAAATGCTCCTCCGGCCAAGACTCCCATGCACCCCCAGCAGGAACGTACAACGGGCCACCACCGTCGCCATACCCCACAAGGTGCAACTCAAGGTTCCCAGAACAAAGCTCCGACTTACTCCGGCGCACAGGAAGACTCCTCGGGCGCGTCCATCTCCACGCGATCCTGAAACCCGCGAACCAACACCTTGCGGCTGTCTCGCTGGTAAATCCGCTCCGGAAGAACGTACAGCACGCGAAGTCCCAACTCCCGCGCTATACCCACCTCGGCTCGAACCCCTACACTCTCACGCCAGCCGTCCAGCATCATCACCCACATCTCGCGGCTGGAGGCGATGAACTTCCGGTCCACCTCCTTCCAGTGCTCCCACTTGTGACCCAAGCCGTGCTCGTCGCACATAACCGCGCTGTGCGTGATCGGACTGAACACCGCCAAACCCTCGCCCGTCAGCAACGCCGCGCCCCGCGTCAAGCTCTCGTATCGGCTACCCATCACCTCACGGCTCTCGTCCGTGTACGGGCCAGCAAAGTAGATGTCGATCATCAGCAGAGCACCTCCTGCGCCAACCGCCGCACCGCGATCTCGCAATACTTCTCCTCCAACTCAATCCCAATCGCCCGCCGCCCCAAATCCTTCGCCGCCCGCAACGTCGTCCCCGAACCCATGAACGGGTCAAGAATGGTGTCGCCTTCACGAGAATAGTCGCCGACAATAGATGTCATCAGGCGCAAAGGCTTGCCGCCCATACGCTCGCGCTCACGCCAACCGTCCCCCTGGACGTAGCCGCCCGGAAGCGTGCCCCAACGACTTAAAGACGCTGGGCGGGAAACCGTTATCCAAATAGTCCAAGACGAGGGGCCATCACCCGAAAGGCGAACACGAGACCCCGGAGCAAAGAATGGAAGCGGGGCAAAAACATACCGCCCTAATTCTTCAAGGCTCGATTGAATGGACGGGGCTAAAGTGTGATCCGACATCCAGACAATCCAACCAGAAGCTACTGAATGGAAAAGCCTTGACAACACAGCAACATCGTCAAAAGAAAGGGCCGTGTACCCCAACTCCTGCCTGATAGCAGCATCACGACCAAAGCCCTTGTGCCCGTTCGCGCTTGCGTCATGGCCCTTGTGCGTGCGCTCGCTGTACGGTGGGTCCGTAATCACATGGTCAACAACACCCAAATGCGGAATCACCTCCCGGCAGTCCCCGTGGTAAATCACGCAAGCGTCGTCTTCGTAGTAAGGCCGCATCACATACCCCTCTGGTGCTCAGGCAAGCACAATCTAGCACAGGATAGCCGGAGCGTCAAGGAGTTTTTTTGGTGCGGCGCGATGGAACGAGGCAGTCGGGCGCAAAAAACTTTTCTGCGGAGAGGGGGAGGACATGGTGAGGGCAGGAATCGCTGCGGGGGTGGCGGGGGATGGCCTCGCGGGCGTGGTCTGGAATCCGCCACCTGGGGTGGGCTTGCGAGGGTGTTCCGGGCTTGTTCCGCCCGTATTCCGTGGGCTTTACGCTGTGCTCCGACGTACAAAGTCGGGGGCACAGGAACGCAACGGCATGGAACGCAAGGGCTTAGAGTAGGCCGTACCCCTCACCGTACCCCTTGACGTGCTCCGGGAGGTGCTCCGCCATGAATAGGGAAAGCTCGTGCGGCACGTCCACCGCCTTGATCTGCTGTTCATTCCGGGCGAGGAGATCGGTATAGGCTTTCAAGGCGGACACCCTGGACGACTCGCTGGCATCCTTGCTTTGCATGATGTTTCGCGCCACTTGGAGCGCGACCGCCAGCCCGTCTTCATGGACAGTCGATCGGGCTTTCCTGCCCCGTTTCGCGCCTATTCCGCCCGCCCGTGTTGCGCTGGCGTTGTATCCGGCGACCTCTTCCCCCGCTTCCCGTGCTGCCTTGCGTGCTTGCGTGTTTGCGTCCCGTACGGCGCGGGCTTTAGCTGCGTTCTCCCGAAGCTTTGCCAGCCGTTGCGCTTCCCGTTCCTCTGCCGTCGTTGGCGCGTCCGCCGTTGTTTCGGGCTTGTTTCGCGGGCGTTTTGTGCCGGGAGGTAGGATCGTGCGATACCGTGGCGTGGGCATGTGGTGTACCTCGTTGGGTGTAGGGTGTCGGGCGTTGGGTGCATCCAAGGGCCGCTATTCCTTGCTGCGCTACGGGCATCCCTTGATAGCGGGCCTTCAGTCCGTCCGCCGTCCTACCGGACTCCCTTCCGGGGATTGTAAGGGGTTTTTCATCTGTTTGTCAAGTCAATACAAAATACCAGTTAATGAGAATGAATTATCAATTACATTCAAAGCCTCTTCCTTCTTAAAAGATCACTATGCCCCCCCCTAGCGCGGGCGTGGCGGGCGCGTGGATCGCGCAATGATTCCGGGCTATTTCGGGGTTGTTTCCGGCTGTGTTCCCATGGTGAAAAAAAGTGCTTGACACTGGCGAATATTTATGGCAAGATTACACCAGATAAGCACACAGGGTGCTTAGCAAGCCGTCACCAGCGGCTAGAGGAGATCGGATCATGAACGGTGTTACCACGTCCCCGCGTACGCGCAAGCGTAAACTTTCCCCGGCGGAGCGGGCCGCTATGCAAGCCGAAAGCTTGGATCGGGCGCGGGCTTGTCGCTCCCTGTCCAACATAGCGATCGTGATCGCGGCTTTCGTTGAACGCGGGATCCCGGCGGCGGAGATTATCCCCGGTGAAAACGTCCTCACCTTTAACGCTTGGCGTGCCCTCGGGCGGACTGTCAAGCGCGGGGAGCGGGGCGTGAAAGTTCCCGTCTTCTATCAAGTGGAACGCTTGACGGATTCCGGGGAGCGCGAAAGCCGCAAGGTGTTAACAGGCGCGGCGGTGTTCCACGTTTCCCAGACTGCGGAGGTCACGCAATGAGTACGCGCACAATCTCCGATCTTTATTCGCAAGCCTTGCGCGGGATCACCGTCCCCGGCGACGTGGATCGCCATGAGGGCCGTTATTGGACGTTGATCCGCCTTGCTGTAAATCACCGCCGGGAGGCGGAGTTATGCGATCGTTTTGGATTGTACGCGCCGGCGGAGTTTCACAAGTGCAAGGCTATTTGTGCCCTCGCGGCGGCCCGCCTGTACCGGGAGGTCACGCAATGAAACTTTATGAAAAATACCGCCCGCGCACCTTGGATCAAATGGTCGCGCAAGATTCCGCATGCGCCCGCGTGCGAGTCATGATCGAGCGTGGGGCGTTGGGCGGCAATGCGTACGCTATCACGGGCGGGAGTGGAACGGGCAAGACCACGCTTGCGTGGATTATGGCGCGGGAACTGGCGGAGGAGTGGAATATCACGGAGTTTGACGCGATCGATTGCACCCCGGCCCGTATCGCGGAAATTGAATCCGGTATGGCATACGCGGGCATGGGCGACAAGCGCGGGCGGGCGTGGATCGTCAATGAGTTCCACACCATGAGCGGCGCGGCGGTGGGCAAGTGGCTTACCGTCCTGGAACGCCTCCCCGATCACGCCATCGTGATCTTTACCTCCACCGTTGACGGGGTAGAGGCCTTCGGGGAATCCAAGCGGGACGCTAAACCATTTCTAAGCCGTTGCGTATGGTTAAACCTCGCGCAACGCGGACTCGCGGACGGTTTCGCCCTCGCGGCCCAGCGTATCGCGCAAGCCGAGGGCTTGGACGGAAAGCCGCTGGAACGCTACAAGCGGCTGGTGCAGGACAAGGGGAACAACATGCGGGCGGTGCTGCAGTTCATCGAAAGCGGCGGCATGCTGGACTAGTTGAAAGTAGCCGGGGCGGATGGTGCCCGCCCCGGCTTGGGAACACGGCCAAACACTTACAGGAGGATCGGCCATGAGTCAGCAGAGCGTACAACAGATCGGACAGGGGACACAAGAGGGCGGACAGGGAACGCGGGAATGGCCCGGCGCATTGCCCGAGCGCGGTATCTATGCGGCCTGCCTTGCAAGCTACAATTCCGGCATGCTCCATGGCTGCTGGATCGATGTCGAGGGCAAAGACGCGGACGACATCCAGAGCGAGATCGCGGCCATGCTGGAAGCCAGCCCGGAACCCGGCGCGGAAGAGTGGGCGATCCACGATTACGCGGGCATCCCGTCATCGTTCGGGGAATACCCCGATCTTAAGAAGATCGTCCAGTGGGTGGAGATGAGCGAACAACACGGGGAAGCCTGGGCGGCTTATGTGGACGCGGCAGGGGAACATTACGCCACCCCGGAAGGGTTCAGCGACGCATTCCTCGGTGAGTACGATAGCGCGGAGGATTACGCGGCGGAACTTTACGAGGGATATCTTGCCGACCTGCCGGACAACATCAAGTATTGCATGGATTGGGGGCAGGTCGTTCAGTGCCTCGACTGCAATGATGGGATCATCTTTGCGGAACGTGGCGGCTCCTGCTTTGTTTTTTCCAACTGCTAACCCACACCACGAGGAGACCTGACCCATGAGCACGAAGCACACGCCCGGCCCTTGGATAGTGCGCCACTTGGCCGGATTCCCCCTAATGATCGCCACCGCCCCTGATGCGGACGGCTTTGGAAAACCCGTTGCGGACTGTTCCCGTCATCGCCTGCCGGGCGAGGCCCTAGCCAACGCCCGCCTAATCGCGGCGGCTCCCGACCTGCTGGAAATTGCCAAAGCATACCGCAACCTCTTGCGCACTATGGCACACACAGACGGAGACATCGCCACCTTCCACCATGTAGAAGCCGCCATCGCGCAAGCGGAGGGCCGGTAACATGTGGCAGTTAATCAATCTCGAAACTGGCGAGGTGTACTCCACGCATCGAAACTACTGGTACGCGGTCGGCGCAATGAATAAGCGGATCAAGGCTGGGGTCCTGCCTGACATTCTAGCGATTGTCACACCATAACCCGCTGACGAGTCCCTTGCCACGGGACGAAACGGGGAGCGATCCCCGTCCGGGAATAGGCCCGACACCACAGGAGGATCGGATCGTGAAAGTCTACACAGTAAACGACGAGGGGCGGCGGCAAATCTTGGGGTATCTCCGTGCACACTTGGCCGGGGCCGCGCTTGAACGGCTTGATACGCCCGAAGCGCAAGCGGCCTGGTTCAGTGATGCGGAAGATAACGCCACAGCGGACGGCGGCGGCTTCGAGATTACCGCCCGATTTAGCCACACAGGCAACCCGATCCCGGTCACGTTTGGGCCGGAATGCTTCGACGTTGAGACCATCGAAGAGTAACCCCACGGGGGCCGCGCATCCTGCACGCGGGCAACAAACAAGGAGATCGGACAGTGAACGCAAACGAGATCAGATCAAAGCGGGACACGCTGGCGGCGGAAATCCGGGAATTTCGCCGGGAGGGGCGGCAGGTCAACATATCCCCGCGCAACCTGGCGCGGATACTGCGCAAGGCATACCGTCACGACCTGCCGCGACTCGACAGAGAACACCTGCGGCGGCGGATCGTCAACCTGTCCCGCTTTGCCGCCTCACCTATCCCGTGGCATCTTCCCTGTGGGGCGGACGATTACGCGGCGGAGCAGCGCGACAATGCGCGGCGGCTGGCTGCTGAACTTGGGAAACTTTATAAGGAGATCGGAAAATGATCGGAATAACACCCGGCAAGGGCTGCTATTTGCGCGAGCCTGAGAGAGTCCAGACTATCAAGACCGGGGATCAACCCTGCCCCGGCTGTGGCAAGAATACCACGCGCCAACTTGTGCGCGAGGTCTACGCCGCCACGCCCTGGGAGCCTGAAACCATAACCGAAAGCTGGCGCGGATACTGCCCGGCTTGCTTTGCTAAGGAGATCACCCGATGACCACCACCACCACGCCCACGGGGGCACAGGAAGCGGGACAGGGAGCACGCCATGAGTGAACCGATTTACGCCCGCCGGGAAATCCACCGGACCACCGTTGATCTGGATGTGGGGGTGTATACCTGGCTCCGGTGGCAATGCTGCCGTGACCGGGTATCTTCCCGCGAAATGCTGGATCGCTTGCTCCGGGAGGAACACGCCCGGCGGCGGGCGGACGATCCCACGATACCACCGATCATTGATGATTGATAATTGATAATCAATTATCAGTAAGGCGGGGGGTCCAATAGGCCGGACAGGGAACACTTTCAACCAGTGGAGGTTATGCCCATGAGCTACTTAAAGAAGCCCAAAGGCCGGGCGACGTGGTACATCATTGACAAGGCGCGAGGTACCAGCGTGTCCACCGGGACAGGGAACAAGCGGGAAGCGGAGGCGGCGCGGCGGGAGTATGACCGCCGCCAAGCGGGACAGGGGGGAGGCCGGGCGCGTGACAACCCCGAGATCGCGGAGGTCTGGGGGCTGTATGCTTCCCTTGTCAAGGGGGCCATCACTGAGCGCACCCTAACCGGGACTCACATCTATCGTTGGAACCGTTTCCAGCGGTGGGTTACGTCTCGGGGCGGGGTATCCCGCATGCGTGACGTGACGGTCGGTGTATGCAATGAATACCGGGCGTGGCTGCACGACCGGGCGGGGGCACTGGAGGCCGGACAGAGAACGGAACAGCAAGCGGCCTATTTGCGCCGTGCTGCCATGCGGGGCTTCAATGCCGACAAGCGAACCCTCCAAGCTATTTGGAACGTTCTGATCGAATCTGAACGATTCTCCGGGGTGAATCCCTGGGTGCGGGTGCGCGGGGTGGATAAGAGCGTGGCCGGGGAGGAGTCCGAATCCAGCATGGTGCTGTCGCCCCGGCAAGTGTCCGCCCTGTTTGCCGCGCTGCAATCGGAGGGGTCGTTGCTACGGGTGGCGCAGTGCGGGTATTACCTCGGGGCGCGGCGCGGGGAAATTCTCGGGCTGCGGTGGGAACATGTCAACTTCGATGCGGGAACCGTGCGCCTCGGTGGAAAGCAGGGGCGGTATCGGACAATCGAGGTGCCCCGCGTGTTTCTGGAAGTGCTGAGGGCGGACAGGGGCGCACCGTTGGGCTGGGTGGTTAAGGCTCCGTCCGATGAACGGGGAACCAAGGGGCTGCGGTGGAACTGGAACCGTCAATGGCGGCGGGTCTGTCGGTCGCTGGGGTTGCTCAAGCCATGCGGGGATGCCATCGGGGTGCACGATTTGCGCCACAGTTACGCGACACACCTTGTCGAGCAAGGCGTGGGCGCACAGGACGTGCAACGCCTCCTCGGGCATTCTACGCTGCGCATGACGGAACGATACACCCACTTGACAAACCAGCGACGGGTGACGGACGTGCTGGATCGGTTGGTGCCGGGGGTCTCGGAAGCGGGACAGGGAGCACTCTAGGGGGTACGCAAGGGGGTACAGCACAAAAAAGCACAGGGCCGGGAGTCGCGTAAACTCCCGGCCCTCAACGTCTTAAATGGTGGGCGATACTGGACTCGAACCAGTGGCCTCCGCCGTGTGAAGACGGCGCGGACAGGGAAAGCACACTTTCGCACACGTCCGAGCCAATGAAAAGGGGTACAACAAGCCGGACAGGGAACGCCACGGTGCTTGATTGTGTTCCCTGCTGACGGGGATCAGCGGTGGTCCGGGGGTGCGGCGGGGGGAACGTGGAAGGGGGTTCCACAGTTCAGGCAGACTTTGCACTGCTCTGGTCCGGGGACGTGTGCGCCACAGGTAGCGCACCTGATGGTGGCCACGAATACAGGCTTAGCCTGCATGGACGCGATGGGGTCGTCCTGCACCCCTTCGATGGAACGCCACTGGTACAACAGGTCACGAAGAATCTCTGAGTTCTTCCTTGACGGGCGGGTCGGTGCCTTTCGCTCCATGTTGGCGATGATCGACCTGCTGATGTTCGCCTGTTCAGCAGCTTCGTACTGCGAGATTCCCAGCTTGCGGCGGTAACGGATGAAGTCGGCAATCTCCTGGTCTGACAATCTCCCTTTCCTGAACATTTCCTGATACTCCTAATGTCTTCGTGGTGCGAAGATGCTACAAGTTTAACATCTAAACCGCACAAAAGCAAGGAGTTGCGTGTGTCAAAAATTGTGCTTGAATTGTAGCGTCAATGGTGCTAATATGCACCAACCTTACGGGAGATTCGCATATGAAAGCACCAGACTTGGCACGGGATTGTCGGCTTCGGAAGGGGTGGTCGCTCCGAGAAGCAGCACAAAGAATGGGCATTCACTACACCACCCTTGGACGCTACGAGCGGGGCGATTTCCCTATCACCCTTGAAGCTGCCAAGGCGATGGCACGGCTGTACGGGAAGTCCGCCGTCCAGTTCCTTCCGGCCTTGAAAGATATATGAGCAGGGGCGCAAAGCCGGTGTCCGACCGGACCAACTTCACTCTGCGGGAAGTCCCGTTGACGCTCATCCAGGTGGTGGATGCCTGCGCCAAAAAGGACGGGGTAAGCGCGGGAAGCTGGATCATCCTCGCTGCGGCACAGGCTGCTGCACGCCGGGGATTCAACAACCCCTGCCCCGGCTTTGTTCCAAAGCGGTACCAGTCCGCCCCGATCAAGGAGGTGGCGGAGGTGGGCAAGAGCATCCGCCAAGCCGCCAAGGTTGTGAAGGTCAATCGGTACTCCGAGACCATGCACAAGCACCGCCAGCGGGCTTTCGAGATGGGGCTGGAGCTTCCTGCGTACTGGAAGTGGCTGCGCGAGGAACGCCGCAAGGGGAACACGGATGTCTGACCTCATCACCCACTCCGAAATGGCGTGCGCGGATTCCTGCCTGCGGAAGCACCGCATTCTTTACGGGAAGTGCCTGCGTCCCGTGCGTACCGCTGAGGCTTTGCGTGTAGGCTCCGCCGTCCACGAGGGCTTGGACCTTCGGGCACAGGGGATCGCCCCGCACGAGGCCATCCTGCGCGTCCGTGGGGCATACGTCCCTGCCTCCGCCAACGCGGACCCTGACTACGCCTACAAGCTGGCGTGTGAGAACGAAATGGTGGCGCAACTGCTGACCCTGTACTTCTGGTATTGGGAAAGCCTTGACGCAACGATGGAGGTGGTGCACACGGAACAGCAGTTCAGCGTCCCGATCATCAACCCGGCCACCGGACGGCCCATGCGGGGCAAGCGGTACGGTGGGAAGATCGACAAGATCATCCGAGTGGACGGCGTGCTGTCCATCATGGAGCACAAGACCACATCAGACTCCATCGACCCTGACAGCGACTACTTCAAGCGGCTGCGCATCGACAGCCAGATCGGCAACTACTTCCTAGCCTGTCGCCAGATGGGCATCCCGGTTCAGCAGATCATCTACGACGTGATCCGAAAGCCGGGACTTCGCCCGTCCCAGGTTCCTGTGCTGGACGAGGACGGTTTGAAGATCGTGGTGGACGAGAACGGGGAACGGGAGCGGAACAGCAAGGGAGGAGGCTGGAAACAAGCCCCGGATTCCAAGGCTGGATACTCCCTGCTGACCCGCCCGGAATCCCCTGAGGAGTACGGCCAGCGCGTCCGTGGGGCGATCCTTGCCGAACCTGAAAAGCACTTCACCCGGCGCGTGATTGGCCTGACAGAGGCGGACGTGCTGGAAGCCCGGCAAACCCTCTACGACAAGGCGCAACGCCTGATGTACCACGAGCGCGTCAACTCGTGGCCTCGGAACGACAAGGCGTGCATCGGCTTCGGTCGCTGCCCTGCCTTCGACCTTTGCACCAACGGCTTCAACCCTGACGACGGCGTGGTGCCGGACGGCTGGGTGAAAGTCAACAACCCGCACCAAGAATTGGAGATCACGGAATGAGTCCACCCACTGCACCACCTCCCGCCGCCCCGCCGCCCCCGGCAAAGTCCGCCGCTCCGCCTGCAGGCGTTGACATCCCCGAGATGACGCTGCGCCCGGCTGTGTTTACCCCGCCGCGCATCGTCCTGACGGGCATGGAAGGCGTTGGCAAGACCTCCGTGGTGGCCTACGCCCCCGGAGCAGCCATCATCGAATGCGGCAACGAGACCGGATACTCCACGCTGGTGGGCGCGGGACGTGTCCCGCAAATCCCTTCGGCGCATGTAACCAACTGGCTACAAGTGCTTGGCCTGCTGGACAGCCTGACGAAGAACCCACCCAAGTTCCTCGGACTGGATGCCATCGGTGGACTGGAGCGCATGTGTCACGAGCACGTTTGCCAGCGGGACTTTAAGGGCGAATGGGGGGAGACCGGATTCGCCGCGTTCGCCAAGGGCTACGACATGGCCATCACAGACTGGCTGCTGATGCTGTCCAAGTTGGATGTCCTGAACGCCCTGGGCACGTCCATCATCCTGCTGGCGCACTGCAAGGTGAAGCCGTTCCGCAACCCCGAGGGCGCGGACTTCGACCGCTACACCGCCGACATCCACGACAAGACGTGGGCGGCTACCCACCGCTGGGCTGACGCTGCCTTGTTTATGAAGTTCGAGACCATCATTGACAAGGACAAGAACAAGCGCGTCCGTGGCCTTGGTGGCGACACGCGCATTCTCTACACCACACGGTCTGATGCCCGCGACGCAAAGAACCGCTACGGCATGCCGCCCGAGATCGAGATGCCGAACGACCCGTCCCAAATGTTCAACGCCATCTGGCAATACATCGCGCCGAAAGGAAACTGACATGCAAGCTGGAATCTACCTTGGCAAACACATCACTGCCGGGACCGCTAAGAGCGGGGAGAAGCAGACCCCGTATCTCTACATCGAGATGTTGGTCGAGTACGTCGCGGAGAATGGGCAGTGGAGTCCCATTGAACCCGTGAAGCGTGACCTGCGCTTCTGGCTGTCCGAGAAGGCGTGGGACGTTTCCATGCGCGATCTCAAGACCCTTGGGTTCAACGGTGATCTGGAGAACCCCAAGTTCGCGCCGGAGGTGTACACCGGAATCAACATGGAGTGCACGCTCGAAGAGTACAACGGCAAGCAGCAGGAGCGGTGGGGGCTTCCCTATAACCGCACCCTTGAGCGTGTCGAGATGGACCGCGCCGAGGTGCGCACCTTGCAAGCGCGGCTGTCTCAGGAGTTCAACAAGCGTCCCGCCACCGCGCCCCCGGCTGCGCCCGTCGCTGCCCCTACCCCGCCCGTCCACACCCCCGGCGACACACACGCCGAGGATTCCCTTCCGTTCTAATTCACCTGACTCAACAACACCAAGGAGACACAACATGATGCTGATTATCGCGCTTATCACCGCCGCCCTTGTCGGCCTGTTCTTCGGCTACCTTGCCGGATACTTACATTCCGACAAGTATTGGGCCTCGTTCCACGATTCCGTCGTGGCCGACCTCACGGAGTCCCGTGGCCGGGCGTGGCGGGAGTTGAACAAGTACGCCCGTGGCCAGTACAGCTTCGGCGTGACGGAGAGCAGCCATGTCAATGAGTAACGCCGTGCTGGCCTTCGACTTCGCCACGAGCACCGGGTGGGCAATGGCGCAAGGGGACACCATCCTTTACGGGAGCGTGAACCTGGGCGCGGGCTGCACGTTCAAGGGGACGGAGCACAGGCACGGGTACATCTTCCAGCAGGCCACGAGTCTGCTGGACCCTGAACGCCTGTGCAACGGAGCCACCCCGCAGGCCGTGTTCTTCGAGGACGTGGGCATCGGCCAAGCCAAGGGCACGCCGACCGTCCAGATCATCTTCGGATTGCGCTGCCTCACCCTGCTCAAATGCCACAAGCTGGGAATCCATCCGGTTCCCTTCGGCACATCCCATTGGAAGAAGCAGTTCGGACTCAAGGGCAACTGCGGCAAGGAGGCCGTGACGGAATGCGTCAACGCCCTTGGGTTCGAGTGCGACAACAACGATCAGTCTGACGCTCTGGGCATTCTCAATGCGGGGCTGCTCATGTATGGATGTTCCTTGAAGGACTTCAAGCACAAGCACAAGGGGATCGTGCAATGACACAACTCAACCTGCCATTGACCAGCCTGTCACGGGAGACACAGCGCGGGGCGATCTACGAATGGTTGTACCTGCGCGGGGAAGAAGGCGGCACGGATGCGGAGATTCAGGCCGCGCTCACCCTGCCCGGCGACACCGAACGCCCCCGTCGTGGGGAGCTTCAAGCGATGGGAATGATTGTGGACTCCGGGCGCAAACGCCGGACGCAATTCAACCGTCTTGCGACGATCTGGATTGCCAAATGAGCACGCCACCTATCACCAGCGCAACGATCACCAGCAAGTGGAACGCCCTGTGCGACAAGTATCCGGGCAAGTTCCGCAAGGTCAACAAGTTCCGTCCGGGTTGGCTTCCCATGCTGCATGCCCGGAACAAGGATGACTACTGGCGCGACAACATCGACGAGGCGTTGAAGCGCATCCCCCGGTCCCGGTATCTCATGGGCGATACACCGCGTGACGCGAAGTACGCGATGTGGCGACCCAACATGGAATGGTTTCTCCGGCCCGACACCATCTACAAACTGCTGGACGGCGACTATGAGGAAAGCAACACCACCGCGCCAGACATGGTGCAGCTTGCGCCTCACCTCATGGCGTTGCGGAACAACCTGTCGTGACCACCATGCCACCACACCCCAAGCGCGGACTGTTCGATCGTGTTCCTCCACAGAACATCGACGCTGAACGGTCCGTGCTTGGGGCCATCCTGATCAACCCGGACGCGACCGCGCTTGCCGTGGAAATACTTCTCGGGGACCCTGAACGGTTGTTCTACCACGAGCCGCACCAGTACCTTTACGCCTCCATCCTGCGCTTGTTCGCTGAGAGCAAGCCGATTGATGCGGTTACACTGTTGAACGATCTGGTTTCACACAAGACGCTAGACAAGGCGGGCGGTGCTGCCTACATCGCGGAGCTTACCCGTGCCGTGCCTACGTCGGCCAACGTGCAGGTGTACGCGAAGATCGTTAAGGACTGCTCGGTTCTCCGGGGGGTAATCACCCTTGCCACCCGTGTTTGCTCCGAGGCATACGCTCAGGAGGCGGATGCTCAGGAGCTTATCAGCGGGGCTGTGGCCCGACTGCAAACCCTCAGCGCGGACGGGTTCGTGTCGGAAGTGGCGGAGTTCCGGGACGTGCTGGACTCCGTTGTGCGAGAGTTCCATTACATTGCCGACCGCCCGGACGTGGAGCCGTGGATACCTTACGGCATCCCCAAGCTGGACACACTCGTTGGATTGCGTTCAGGGGAGATGACCGTGGGGGCTGCGCGTCCATCGGTGGGCAAGACCGCGTTCGCTCTGCGCACCCTGCACCACGCCGCAAAACGCGGTATCCCCTGCCTGTTCGTCAGCGCGGAGATGGACAAGTCCTCCATCGTTAAGCGAATGCTGCAACGGGAGCAGGGTTTGCCGTCCATGTCCCGGCTGCGGTGGGACGCGAGCCGCCAGCACGAGTTGCAGCGTATGGAGGATGCCCGGCGCACCCTGCTGAACCTTCCCCTAGAAATATACGACAAGCCGGGGCCGACCATCCCGGAGGTGTCCGCCGTGATCCGTCAGTTCGCACGCCGGAATGCAAAGGGCGTGGTGGCCGTAGATTACTTGCAACTGCTGCGCCTTGGGAACAAGTACACAAAGCGACTGGAGGAAGTGAGCGAGATTTCCCGTAGCCTCAAGGCGTTGGCGCGGGAGACGAAGCTGCCCCTGCTTGTTCTGTGCCAGTTGAACCGTGGGGCCGAAGACGAAACCAGCGGGTACAAGTTGTTGGCGCACCTGCGGGAGTCCGGGAGCATCGAGCAGGACGCGGACGTGGTGCTGACCATCCGGCGGTTGACGGACAAAGAGAAGAAGAGCATGAGCCGGGACGATGCCGACTCGCTCATCGACCTGACCGTGGCCAAGCACAGGAACGGTCCCACCGGGGCCGTGGTGCTGCGCTTCGACGGGGTGAAGCAGGATTTCTACGAGCCGGGAAGTGCGGCGGAATTGCCGCCACCGCCGCCCACCTACGTTCACAAGGTCATCGAGAATATCGAAGACCAGTACGAAGAAGACGACGCTTTGTTTTAACCACCGCGCTGCGGTAACGAAAGGAGAAGGTAATGGCACGTTCGTTTGGAGTGGGAGGACTTGATCCCGGAGAAATCCTCCGTGGGGCTGCGCGGGATTCCCGGAATTGGGAGGACGAGCCGGGCGAGTTCACGCCCCCCGTCCCGGCTGCGCCTGTGAGTGCCGCCGACAAGATCAGGGATGCCATCGTGAACCTCGCCCGCCGCTTCGACGTGATGGACGAGATTCTCCGGCGTGCGCTGCCGGGGAAGGATGGCCCCATGACCCGTGGGGAGTACATCGAGTTGAAGGAGGCGGTAGAGAAGGACCTGTTTGCCCCCAAGCCGCCGCCCGGAATGGTGACGGTGGAACAGATGGAGGCGAAGATTCAGGAGCGCATCGGGGAGTTGTTGGAGTTCATCGACTCCCGGCTTCCGCCGCCTGCGCCGGAGGCTACTTGGACGACGCCTGCTACCAAGGCTGAACCGGAAGCCCCGGCCACCCCGAAGAAGAAGTAGCCTGTAAGGCGGGGCGGCGGATAGTACCTCTCTATCCGCCGCCCATCTATTTAATCGGACTCCCTCTTCGGGATATTCCGGTGGATGTCATTCAGGATCAACTTCATGTCCTTCACGTCGGTGCGGATGTCCGTCATCTGCGACTTGAGAATCCCGATGTCGGAGTGAACCCCGACCGCCCAAGGGATGAGCTTGGCAAGTACCGCACCAAAGGCCACGTTTACGCCTCCCAGAATCCACGGGAGCAGGTGAACCTCGTCGCTACCTGTGGCCATCGCGTTCTTCACTTTCTGCCTCCTCTGCTTTGAGGATCGCCTTCATCGCCGCAACATCCTTGGGGACTTCCACGTTCTCACCACGGGCTTTCATGGCGCGGCGTTCTTCGAGTGCACGCTTGGCAAGCGCGTCAAACTCCGCGTCCTTGATGATCTCGAGATCAGCCTTGGCCTCGTCGGCGCGTTCCTTGATCTCCGCCTTGGCCTCCGGGGTGAGCTTGTCGGCGTGCTGGTCCAGCAGGTCCGCGTCGGCGCGTAGCTGCTGCGCCGTGGCGATTGCGTCCAGATACGCCTGCTGCGCCTCGCGTTCGATGTGCGTCGCCTTTTCCCGCAACGCATCCGCCTCGCTGCCGTGGGCCGTGGTGGCGGCAAGCAGCAGGGCCAGTAGAATCAAGTGCTTCATAGTCTGAGTCCTTTCCTTATACTTTACTTAGAAAAGTTGCGTTGCGGTGAATAGCGACAGGCCCGCATCCCACATGATCAGGGCGCGTTGTGTCGTGTTACCGAGGGTGATGTCCGCGCTGCCAAGGCAACGGATGTTCCCGGTGCCGTGCTTGATAACCACGTCGCGGGTGCTGGAGACAGAGCGGATGATGAACAGCGTTCCGCCCTGGAGTCCCGTCCCGGTGATGGTGTCTAGGTCGTCGGAAGCTGCCGCCCCCTCGGTGTCCACCTGCTGGTTGGTGCGGGACGGGGTGATTACGCCAGACGCGATGGTGACAGCCCCGCCGCTACTGCTGCCAAGGGAGAAGAAGCGCGTGTTGCGCAAGTCCTGTGTGGCGATGAGATGCCGCCCCGCCGTGATGTCTTGGTAGGAGAGGATGTCGCCGTCCGTCTCAAACTCGTGGCGGAAGGTGCCTGTGTTGGGGGATATTGAGAGGCTTCCGTTGGTGTACCCTAATATACTCCAGTCGTTTACTGTACCATCCTGATCCGCGCCGTTCTGGATGTTGACAATGCCGCCAGAATTGCCGCTGCCGCCGTAGACTTGCACGACTCCGGATGTGGTGTCCGCCACGCCTGCGTTGACCTGAGTGAAGTCTGGACTGCCTTGCAAATTGATCGCGCCCCCGTCCGCTATCGTGGCCTCCCCGCTGGCCGTAACAAACTTCGCCTGCCCCGGTCCAAGGTACTGGAGGATTTGCCCGCTCGCGCCGGAAGTCATGGGGATGTTGGCATCGCCCCGCTGGATGCGGAGATTACGCGCCACCTGCACCTGAACGATACCCTTGGTGGCTGGGCCAGCGTTGCTCACCTGAATGCGAATCTTCCCGCTGCACGTCTGCACGGTGTCCGGCCACAGGTTCACAAGCTGCACGGAGTTGGTCGTGTTGGGACGGTTCAGCAGGTCGCCATCGAACAGGTCCGTGCTCGTAACCACATCGCTGCCGCCGTCCACGTCGGTGAACTGCTGGTACACCACCACGTCGTAAAGGTTGGTCGGCTGCGCCACGGCGGAAACGGAAGTCCTCGCCGCGAACACCACGCCGGGGACCGCAACGGACGTGGCCCCGGTGGCGTTGCCGCTGCCATCGGAAGTCCATGAGTAGGTGATGGTGGTGATGGTGCCGTCGGTGGAGTCTGAAATAGACAACACATCCTGAGCGTAGGCCACAGGGGAAAGCAACAGCAGCAAAGCAATCAGGTATCGCATGTCAGACTCCTCTATTCTTCGCCGCCACCTGCATGGCCTTCTCGCGGCGTAGTTGGTTCACTCGTTGAGCAGCCGCACGGGCTTTCTCCATCGACTGCATGTATTCGTCCATCAGGCTTTCGTACTCCCTGATCTGTCCGTACTTGGCAGCAACCTTGGCGGCGGACTTGCTCTTGCCCGCGTCACGCTGCGCGTCGAGATACGTCCGTTGTGCCTCCTCCAAGGCATTCACGTTGTAGAAGTTGAGACCCACAAGCTGCTTCAAGCCGCGCTCCATACCGGAAGCCTCGCGGCGGTGCGGTCTGCCTGCGCCCTCGGTGGCGTTCCCGGTGCGCTCCCATATCTCCGTCCACATTCCGCCCGGATTCATCTTGTCGATTTCATTCACAAGGCGGAGGTTCCTGAGTAGGTGCTGCAACCGGGGGTGCACCTCCACGCCGAACATCTCCACCGTCTGGCCACGGTCGATCTCCCGGCCAAGGTAGGAGTCGTAATTCATGGCCTGCTCGAAGAACTCCTTGAACGCGGGGTTCATGCGCTCGGCCACGAAGTTGAGGAAGCCCGTGCCACGGAACGCCCCGGCAAGCTCGTTAAGCTCCGTTTGGGGAAGCCAGCCGCGCAGGGTCAGCACGCTGTATGTGTCGTTGCCGTCCTTGTCCTTGACCTTGCGGAAGGGCATCCCAACAGACTCCTGCAACCAGTCGGTCAAGTCCTCGTACTGGATGTCGTTCTGTTCGTCCTCGCCCGTGGCCCACGCCCCTTGGAACATGCGGTTAATCCACGCCTGACGGGACGGTTCGGTCAAAGTCTTTTCCAGTTGCAGGGGGATGTTCTTTGCGGTGAACGTGTAGAAGGGAATCACCAGCCGCATCACGTCGCGCTCGAAGGAGGTCAAGTCCTGATAGTCGAACAGGTGCTTGCGTACCGTGCCCGTGGCGTAGGTCATGGCATCGTCAATGCTGTCCGCCACCTCCAAGCCTTCCTTGAAAGCATGGACAAAAAGCGCGGAACGGGTCACGTCCTGCATCCGCTGGCCAGCCTTGAAGCCGCCCTGGACAATGGCCGACCGCTCCACCGGGGCAAAGGGCATGAAGTCGCCCAGCTTGGCCTTGAGGGGACGCTTCTTCCGTGCCTCCTTGATCAGCGCGGTGTCGTTCATGGTCAGGAGATCGAGATCACCCCGAAGCGTATTCGTGTGGATGATCCCTTCCTTCTGCATGTAGTCAGTCAATTTCTCCACCGTCATCTCCGCCTCGGGGAACTTGGCGTTGATGCTGTCGATGAAGTTGGAGAGGTTGCCGGGGGCCAGCTTCCATTGCTTGTCCGTGCTGGGGAGGTCAGCGTTACGGGTGGCCAAGGCGAACCCGGCCATGTACGCGCTCTGCCCGCTAGGGGCTTTCAACAAGTCCTGCGCCGGGCTGAGACCCGCCAGCCTGTTCAGCACCATGTCGCCCGCCACGTTGCGCACATGGAACGCCGGGAACGGGGCAAGCGTCCACCCGCTCCACCACCGCCGGAAGCCGTGAAGCATTTGCAGCAGTCCATCCCATTCACCGCTGGAGGTGAACGCCTGCATGGCCTGCCCGTGCTTCTGCATGATCTGGTTCACATCGCGCTTGATGTAGATGTCGCGGAAGGGATTCTTCGACGGGTCCACGAAGGGAAGGTGAAAGTCCATCTGGACGTACGCCTTGCGCTCTGCTGTGGACAGTTGTCGGAAGTCGTCGCCCTTGATGGTGTAGCCGTTGTCCACGGCGAACTTGTGGAGGTCGTGCGCGAAGGCCCACCGCTTGGAGTCACGGAACATGGCCTCCGCGATGTTAAACGCGCTGTCTTCAAACTGTGTCGGTATCTCCCCTTTCTGAAAAGCCTCTCGAAGCTCCATCAATGTCATCTTGTGCTGGCGTTGCTTGAACTGCGGGAAGTTGCCCCGGATGGCCTCGTCGTCAAGGAACGGTCGCGCCGTGGCAATACCCCGCTCCTTCTTCAAGTCCAGCGCAACAGCCTGCTGAATCGCCTCGTCGGAGTATCCCTTGTCAGCATACATGCGGCGAAGCTCGGCCTCGCGTATCCGCAACTTCTCCGTGTCCGCCGCCGCCTTCTTCATCTGCTTGCGGGACAGGCGGGCTGAGTGCGCCGGGAACATGTGTTTCAAGTAGTCCTCAATGGGGAACTCCACCTTGGGATCGTACTTGCGCAGGCGGGATAGATACTCCTCGCCCACCTCGTCCAGCATGGGCCGAAGGGTGTTTGCCAGCATCACGGCATCGCTCGTGGCTGTGTCGTGCAGCTTGGTGATGCGGTCGATCTGCTTGGTCACTTCCTCCCGCTGGCGCAAAAGCAATTCACGCGGGGGGAGATCGTTGGGGTCGGGGACTACGGACTTGAGGATGTGAAGCTCATCCTTGCGCTCGGCCATGAGTCCGTCGAACGCCTTGTTCATCGCGTCGGAAATAGCAGGCTCGGCCTTGCCCTCGATGGCGGCTAGGTTCTGCGCGGCGGTCTCCAGCGCGGACGTGCGGGCATCAACGGGGGCCTCCGGCTCCGACAGCTTGGCGATCTCATCCTCCAACTCCGCCTTCCGTGCCTGTGCCTGCTTCTGGTCGAGCGCACCCAGCACGGAGTCCTCCAGCACTTCCTCCTGCGTCTTGGCAACAGGCTGCACCTCGGGGTACAGGCCAGCGTCAATGTCCGCCAGTTGCCCCTCCAGCTTCATCAGCTTGTCCTTGGGGGACTCCAGCAGGTCCGCCGCCTGTTGCGCGATCAGATCGATCTCGTCGTCCGTCTTGCCCGCCGTGCTGAGTCCACCCATCATCTCGGCAAGCGTCTGGGAGAACTGCCGCTCGGACTTCATCGTTTCGTGCTGGCCATTGCGCAACCACGGCACGATGTCCGGGTAGTCCTCCTCCAGTTTCTTCACCCCGCCGAAGTGTTTGGCGAACGAGTTGTACCGGGCGAAGCGGGTCACCTTGTCGGCTACGGCATCCGCCCCCTTGGCCGCAAGCACGGAGAGGGAGCGCGGGACAACCGACTGTCCAGCTATACTGAGTGGAGACCAAAGCTGTTTGCCATGCGAAAAAACTTTAACGGAACCATCATCGCTGGTGTCTATCAACCGTAAGTTTTCCGCCGCCGACACACGGGTGAATAGATTGGCGTGCTTGGCTCCCTTGGTGGCCTTGGCGATTGACCTCCCGGCCTTGGCACTCTTGTTCACGAAGCCAACGCCCACGGCGTTCAGGGGGTCGAGAGGATTGAGCACGTCCGCCGCCAACGCCACGGCGCGTACCTTGGTGCTCGCGGGGTCGAAGCCAAGCTGCTCCGCCGTGTCCAGCATGGAGAAACTACGCTCGCCCGTGAGACCTTGATAGGCTCCTTCGCCCACGCCCAGGTCGGGATCGAGTGCGCCCGTGATGCCGCCCATGACCGTGGAGTATGGACGGTTGGCAATGTCCAGCGTCTTCCACAGCAGGGATTCGTCGTCGCCTACGTCCTCGCGCATGCCTCCCACGGCGCGGTTGAGCATTTGTGCTCCCATCGCCCGATTGGACTGCGTGAAGTCTCCGAAGTTGGCAAGGGTAATCGCCATTGTTAATCCCCGAACAGTTGGAGGAGGGTGTCGTTAAACCCTTCCCACGCCCCCTTTGCGGAAGCGGGGATTTTCTTGGCTTGATCGATGCCACCAAGCCCCATAGCCCTAAGTTGATTGTCGGTAAACGACCTTAGAACGGGTGTTACGAATTCACTTAACTCCCGCCCGTACTGCTGGAATGTGGAACGATCTGTACGCCACTGGTTAAGCGCGTCGTCGTAGGGCTTTCCCGTGAGCACGTCAAATTCCGCAAGGTTGATACCGGGCACCTGCTTGGGGTCAATGGTTACAGTCTGATTCGTCTTCTTATCACGAGCGAAGATCACCGGGACATCGCTAACATCTCGTGTAGTCGCTCCCGGCTCGGACAATGATGCCTGTGAAACACCCTGCACCAAAGCCGACAGTGGGACCACGGGGGACGGTGCGCCTTGTGGTTCCACCACGCCAGCGTAGGCACTCAACTGTTTGGCAAGCTCGTTGTACCGCTCTGCTGCCGGGCCTTCGGTCGGGGGTGTGATGTTGATCACACGCCCGTCAATGTCGGTTGTCGGTGTGCCGTACTGCTCAAGGATGATGTCCATCTGTCCCTGAATCTGGCGGGGGTCAGTCTGCTTGCCACGGCTGGTCAACTCGCCGTACCGCTTCTGCTCCTCGGGAGTCCATGAGTCCATCGGCTTCTTGTTCAGGTTCTGCAATTCCACGGAGTCTTCTGGAGACAGGTTCGATCCAATTTCCGTCAACTGCCCAGGGGTGAGGTTTCCATCGAAGTCGGAGTCCTTCATCAAGTCCTTTGCCTTGCTGCTCAAGGTCTCAAGCTCCGCCATCCCTGCGTCGTCGATGGTGCCTTCCACAAATTCGCTGTGAAGCAGCGCAAGCCGGGTCGCCTCTTGGATCGGCATCCCGGTCTTCTCGAACACCTGCAAGGCGTTTGCACGCAACCGCTCCGCCGCTGCATTCCGCTCCCGCCCTGCCGCCCCGGCGCGTAGGGCCATGCCTTGCTTGATCTCAGAGATACGCAAGCGCGTTGATTCCATGTTAAGGGCGTGGGATTCCTTGGCCATCTGGTACTGCTCGATAGGGGCAAGCGCGGCAAAGTCCTCGTACGACGGGAAGCCGTACTGCTGCGCCACGCGCTCCTGCGCCTCCAGCATGGCAAGCTCCCGTTCGTCGTCGCGCTTGTTACGTTCCTTCTGGAAGTCGAACATCTCCCGCTGCATCTGCTGATCCTGCTCGGCACGCTGCTCCTGCTTCACCGCCAGCCGGGCGTAGAATTCCTTCCACCGCCGTTCCTCCGCATCGGAAGCCTGACGGTTGCGCTCGGAGACGTAGACGTTCGCAAAGGTCCGAGCCGCCTGTCCAAATGCCTGTCCTAGACTTGCCATTGCAGCCTCCTTATCTCATGCCAAGGGACATGAGACGTGCCCGCATGTCGGCGTTCTTTGCCATGTAGTAGTCCCGCAGTCCAGTGATGGATCCCATCAGCCGTTCCTGCTTCATCATCCGCTCCTGATTCTTGGCCTGCTCCTCGGCTTGCTTGCCGCTATCGTCGAGCATACTCCCAAGAAGATCACCTCCAGCCGCGATGCCCGCCGCCGCCAAGGGGTTCACGGGAGCCATTGCCGCGCCTGCAATCATCCCGCCAGCGTTGTAAACATCACTGACCGCGTTCTTGTCCACCGCCGCCGTCTGGGCCGCTGGCTTGTTGCTGGTGTCCATGACACGGTTGCCACGGGAGGAAGTGGTGGTCCCGCCGCCCATGTCGCCAAGGGAGGCTTTCTGGGTGCTTGCCGAAGCCGTGGGCTGTGCGGCCTTGTCGCTCTTGCCGCCCATCATCCCTGCCAAGGCCAAGCCGCCAAGCAGCATTCCAAGGCTGGGTCCGCCCGCCATGTTGCTCATACTCATCCCAGCGTAGGCCATGTTCGCCTCGTCCTGCGTCAACTGTCGCTGGCCACTCAACGCACGCGACGCGCTGAACGTCTTGCCGGTGCCATTGGGGACGATGCTCGCGCCCTGCTGCATGGTCTGCATGGCCTGCGCCATCTTGATTGCCTGATCCTGCGGAATGCCCTGCTTCACAAACTCCTGCGCCTTCCGCTGAACGTCGTTAATCGGTTGTTGCTTGCGTCCCATCATCATGGCGTTAAGCTCCCGTGCCTGCGGTCTGCGGGAATCCCGCGCTCTGGCCAATCAGGCGGTCGATGTAGTCCTGAAGGAACTGCTCCTGACCTTGGTTCGCCCCGGCATCCGTGCCCGCCAGCGTGTCCTGTCGGCCAAGCAACGCCTGCAACAAGTCCATGCTGCGGTCGTACTGGCCAAACTGAACGTCGTTGCGGTGAATCTGCTCCTGCAACCCAAGGCCGCGCTCACCAAGGCCAAGCTGACCCTGGCCGAGCAGGCGGTCCAAGGCCATCTGCTCGTTGAATTGACGCTGGGCCTCACCAAACTGCTGGTTCTGCGCGAAGTTCTGGTCCTGCCGGGCGATGTCCAACTGCCCGCGTCCAAGTTCGCCTTGAAGGTTCGCAAGCTGGCGATCGATGCCAAGCCGCCCAAGGCCAAGCTGGGTGTCCAGTCCAAGCTGACCCCGGCCAAGTTCGCCTTGGAGATTGGCCAACTGCTGCTGGACGTTCAGGCCACCCGTGCCCAGCAGGCGGTCGAGGGCAAGCTGACCGCGCCCGAGTTCCGCCGCGAGGTCTTGCTGGCGACGGCCAAGGCCGAGTTCGCCACGCCCAAGCTCTGCCGCCAAATTCTGCTGCTGCTGGGCGATGCCAAGGTTCCCGCGTCCAACGAAGTCCTGCAAGTTCGCCAACTGCTGTTCAACGCCGAGGCTCCCACGGCCAAGCTCACCCTGCAAGGCAAGCTGTCCCATGCCAAGGTTCCGGTCGAGGTCAAGCTGCCCGGTGCCCAGCCTGTCGCGCAAGGCGAGTTCCTGCTGGCTAAGGCCAAGCTGGCCGAGCGCGGTCTGCTGGTTGAGGCCAAACTGCGCCTTCGCCATCTCGTCGGCAAAGCGGCGATTCTCCGCCTCAATGGCCAAGTCGCGGGCGAGGTTGGTCTTCTGCTGGTTCGCCGCCATCGAAGCCTCGAACATCTGGTTGTTGAGATTCCCGCCGAAAGCGTTCCCCTGGGCGGATGCCTGCTCCGCCAGCGCACGCCGCTGTCCCTGCAACTGCTGATTGATCTGCTCGTTGCCCTGAGACTGGATCATCCCCATGACGTTCGGGTTCAACCCAGCCGCCGGGAGGTTGGTGTTCGGGGCAAGTCCCTGACCTGCCGGGAACGAGGTGTTCGGGTTGACCATCAAACCCTTGTTGGGGGGCATGCCCGCTGCCGGGGGTGCAGGGATAGGGGGTGGGGCCATCGGCACCCCCGGCTGTCCAGGGGGTAGGGCTGCGGGATTCTGGTTGCGCGGGATAATCGCTTCCCCTTGATGCACCACCGCAAGCCCGGTGTTCGGGACTGACGTGGTGCCCTGCTCGAAGAAGCCTTGGAAGAAGTTGCGTATGTTCTCCCCAAACGTGGGGCCGACATTCTCCAAGGGAGGCGTAGGGGCAATGTTGGGATCGCGGGCCGTGCGCTCCGCCGTGGTCTGGTACGGCTGCGAGTACATGCTGGTGTCCCCCAGCGCACGGCTCAAGTCCGGCATCTTGAAGCTGGACGCGCCGGATGCCTCCGGGCTGATGCTGCCAAGGGAGGCCATCATGGGGTTGAGGATGTTGTCCTGCTGCCCGGTCATCTGCCCACGGGAATAGTTGCTCAAGTCGCGGAACGGGTTCTGGATGCCCGCCCCGCTGCCAGCCTCGCCCATGAGGCGGTTGTATTGGTTGATTCCCTGATTCTGCAACGCCCGCGTGTTCGGGTTGTTGCGAATACGGAAGTTGTCCACCATCTCCTGAATGCCCTGAAAAATGTCAAGGGCCATAGGGATGCTGAAGGTGGGGTCTTTCAAGTGCCCAAGTCCGCCTGACATTTAGAATACCTCCACAAGTACACGCAGGTTCGCGTGGCTGAATCGAATGTCCATGTCCGTCGTGGTCCATGGATCGTCGTCGGTTGCTGGATTGCCGCTGTCCTTGCGATACCATCCGGGCGAAGCCGGGGCACTGCCGGAAGGAAGGGCTACGTTCACAATGCGAAGGCCGCGGGGGATACGCCCGAGGCCGTGATGTATGGTATTGACGGAATCCGCCGCGCCCGTGTCCGTGATCTCGAACAGGTGCGGATTGAGCAACGTGTCCATCGTCAGGATGTCAACGCTTCCTGAAACGAACGTCGGACGCTCTGTGCTGAATCGCCCTACGCTCATGGCCGTGGCTCCCGCTGCTGGTAGGACGGCTGGAACCCGGCCATCGTGAATTTCTTGTTGGCGGAGGACTCGGTGAACGCCACCTTAATCTCGTCCCCGCGCATGTTCAGTTGCTTGCGTTCGATACGACGGCTGGTGTCTAAAGTGAACGTTTGCGTCACCGCGCTCTCCGTTACCCTATCCTCACCCGTGACAGTCGCGGTAAGCGTGGCGTTGCCGCCGGGCTGAAACAGGAACCTGATGCGCTCCCACTTCTTCTCGTCGTCAATCATCCCGTCGTAGCTTTGCAGCCCGGTGGTCCACGAACATTCAATGGGCTGAACGTGGATCACGGTGCCCGTGGGGATAGGGGGAGACCCAACGCCAGTGACCGCGCTTTGCAGGAAGATGTTGTTGTCGTTCGAGTAGAGCGCAGTCGCCCATTCGGACGTGCCGTTGGGGTACTTCAAGAGCAGGCCAAGATTCTGGAAGGGGCCACCCGCCGTTGCGGGGATGGTTGTCGTTACGCCGTTGATGTCGATCTGGTCCGGGGTAATGGAGTTTCCGACAGTAAACACCCCAGCGTCAAAGCCTGTCGTCGTGGTCGTGCTCGATCCGTCGTTCTGGTAGTTGTCGTCCAAGGTGGCTGCGTACCCACGGAAGCCAACGATCACCTCCGGCTCCGCGCCCTCGGGACGGGCAATGCAAAAGCTGTCCGCCTCCAAGGTCCACAAGGCCCACGCTTGCGTCCGCTGGTCGTAGACAAGCACCCGCCGCTCGCCGTTCAGGGTGAGGCTGGTGAAGTACCGCTGGTTCACGTTGTCGAAGATGCCGAAGGTGTTCCGGCGTTGATCATCCCGAAGTCCGCCGAAAAGCGACCGCTGCGAGTTTTCCGTGATGTCCACAGGCGGGCCGGACTGCACGGGCAACGGCATGAGGTACACCCCGTCGTTGCTCTGGAAGTACACCCCGGCCTGACTCGCGCCAATGGTGGCGTGATGGACGCACCCCACGCCGTCGTAAACCTTTCGGGCGGTGTAACTAGACGGCCCAGAACCAAGCACAACCCACACGGAATTGCGCTTGAATAGCACCGGAACACCGGAGACAACGATGCCCCCGGTCAGTTCGTCACCGTCGCCCACGCCCGCGAAAAAGAAGTTGTTGAAGTAAAAGTCCCCGGCAGTCCCCGGCTCGGAGAAACGAATCCGCGTGGTGTACCCGTCCTGATTGCAGGCCAGCACGTTGCCGTTGTGCTCCAACAGGAAGAGGCTTGGCTCCGCGTACCCCTTGAACTTGTACCACGGGGCGGTCAGGTCAACCGTGCCATCGCCAGCCGTGCCGGAATTGGTGTCCACATAGGTTGTCCCCACGCCGTAGGGAATGGTCTTGAGGCGGTAGTAAGTGCTGCCGCCGACCTCGGTGCGGTAGATGCGGATGCTGGTAACGCCCGGCTGGTCTGTCAGGGGAAGGTTGCTGATCGTCACCTTGTCCGTGCCCGCTGCCAGCGTGGCGGTCTTTTCCGCGTTCAGGGGATAGCTTTCCTGCCCCGTCACGCTGTCGTAATAGGCGAACAGGTACTTCACCACCCCTGCGCCGCCGAACGAACCTCCAGTGGCTGATACGGTCAACGTGAAGCCGCTGGAGGGTGCGTCAAGGGAAAGGCTCCGCACGCCCCCGGCAATGGAGTACCGGAGATTGCGGCTTTCCCCGTTGGACAGCAGGATGTAGCTGGTGTGCTGGGCAAACGACCACCGCGTCAGGCTGGGCTGGTCGAGCAGGTGAACGGAGGCAATCGAATCTGTGGCGTAGTCCAGCAGGTAGATCGCGTTCTCCGTGCAGACCAATAGGCTGGACTCCACGCCGTCGCTGTTGTACACCGGGGACAGACCCGTAACCGTCGCCTTGGCGGTCCCAAGAACAAGCCCACGGGAAAGCTGGACAAGCCCGTCGTTGCTTTCCACGGAGGCAAAGGCTCCGGTGAGCGTGCCCGCGTTGGAGGCGAAGCTGCGGTTGGTCTCGCGGGAATCAAATCGCCACAACCCAAGCAGGTTGCCGTCGTCCACATACTCGGTAATTTCTTCCGGGCGCAGGGTGCGCTTGATGTTGTAGAGGCTGTCGAGGATGGGGGATCGGTTCAGCGTCGCCCACACCCGGAAGTCGTCAATCACCACGCGCAAGCCAGCCGGGGACCAGTCATAGGAATCCGATCCCATGATCAGGTACGTCCCGGAGTTGTATACGAACGTGCCGCTAGTGTAGTTCCCGGTGACCGTAACCCCGTTGACGTTCAGGCCAAAGTCGCCCGTCCCGGTGCCGCGCTGCATCCGCACGTCGTAAACCGTGTTGGCCTCTAGGTCCGTCGTGTGGTCAAGGGTGTCCGTCCCCGGCGTAGACTGGCCGATATACAGCCGCAACCGCCACGCCGTGCCGTTCCACCGCATCACAACCTTGATGCCCGTGTTGCTCGTCAGGTCGTTGATCAGGTCAAACTCCGCCCCGGCAATGGAGGAGTCAGGCGTGACCTTCTCGTCAAACAGGAACGTGAACTCGTACTCGAACGCATCACTCGCGCCGAAGTTAAGCCCACTGGTGCGCGTCAGCCGGATGTAACGGTCGCCGTTACGCGCATCCCCAAGCAGCACGCCGCCCGTGGTGAGGCATTCAAGATGCCGCCTGCGTAGTCCAGGCCGCTTCTTCAATGTCCCATCCGCGTAGTCGATGTTGAGGGCAGACGGCGCAATGTTGGGCGGCAAGGCGTGATCCGGCAACACCCGGTTCTCACCTCGAAAGCCCGTAACCCATCCCGTGGGCACACTGCGCGGGTCAGACATAGCGGTTCGTCCGCAACAGCGTGCGCTGGTTTACCCACGTCGGGCGACGGCGCATGGTGTCCTGATACTTCGCCTGCGCCAAAGCCTCCTCGTACATGCGGGAGTTTTCCTGAATGCGCAAAGCAAACGGGTCCTCGATGCCCCGCGTCGCCATACGCCGCAACAGCCGCCCCGTCACCATCAGGTAGAACAACCGCTCGTGCCCGCTGTCAATGTCAATGGTGTCGTTCGGGTCGTTCACCTCGGTGTCGTGGCGGTAGTAGTCCACCACGATGGAGTCCGTGGAAGTCGGCTGGCGATGCCACACCAATAGCTCGCGGTTGTCGCTGGTGCGCTTGTCGAAGGTGTAGTCGTAGGGATCGTGCAGCCGCTTTCCATCGGACTCGTAACTCACATATCGCAAAGTGCGGAAGTCCGTAGGAAGCCGCCAGTCGCTACGCCGGGAAAGGGTGATCGTCGCCGCGCTGGTCGTGGTGTACGCCCACGCCGCCGACAAGGTAAGCGTGGTCGCGCTGTTGACGGTGCTGATGGTTAGATCGTAATCCGTCCCGCCAACGCTCGCCGTCAGACCTTTGCCGTTAAGGACGCTCGCCTGCAAGTACGCCCCGGTCAGCGTGACCGCCGCGCTACCGTTGGTCAGCGTCACGTTGGTGAAGATTTCCGGGAGATCAAACGTGGTCCGCCCACGGTAGTACGTCCAGTCGTGCAGGGAAAGCAACCGCTTCACCTCGTCGTTGACAAGCCGGAAGAAGTCGCGCATGGGCGCACCGGGAATCTCCCGGTTGATGTCCGTCATCAGGGCGATCACTTTCATCGGAACACCTTTGTCTGTCGTGAGTCTTCTTCAATCAGCGCGGCAAGCAACCGCTGGTACTCCGCCTCCTTCTCCTGCGCGGCTTGAAGCTGCCCTTCCGTTCGCATCATTTGAAGCTCTGCACCCACCACAACCACCATGCGGTAGTCCTTTGGGAGCGCACTCTGGGAACCTTGATCGTCGCTGAGGACGTTGGAACGCCGCTCCTTGACGATGCGCATGTCCATGACCGTGCTCGGCGCGGGGTACATGCTGATGCGGCACGTCCCCTGAGACTCCTTGGGCAACATGGTCCACGCCTTGGGAGTCCCCACGTCGGAGGTGTACGGAGCAAGCAGTCGGTTGAACGTCTCCGGGGGGAAGTATTCAATGGGCGTGCCGTTGTCCAAGGCAAGCTGGGAGACGTTGTTGCACGGCTCGTTGATCGTGTACGTCGCCGTGCCGACCGCCGTTTGCACCGTGTCCTCCTCCTGCCGGAACCACCAGTCGCGGATTGCCCACACGGACTCCTCGGATGCTTGAAGGTAGGCCAGCAGGCGGGCACGATCCGTTGTCTCGTTCAGGCCATGCCTGTAAACGAGATAGTTGATCATGGACTGTGTGTCGTCTGTTACCGCCATGCTGGCCTCCTTGTAAGGCGGGGGCAGGTTGCCCCACCCCCGCCGTTGGGGTTAGTGAACGAAACGCGCCTGAAGAATCTTCGAGCCGTCCGGGGCCGTGTTGAACGTGATCCCGTTGGACTCGATGTCGTCCTTGTCAAGCGTCAGCGTGGGAGCCGTGCCTTCCACGGTGTTGTCCGCAACCGCCTCGACAAGCGCGGGGCGACCGCTGAAGGTGAAGGGAAGCTGGTACTTCGCGCCGTGGCCGAAGTCGATCACGGTCGTCGCGTCAGGCGCGGCAACCGCAATTCCGGTCACGCGGGCGAACACCTTGGCTCCCAGCACGGTGGACGTGGAGTTGGGCACCGTCAACGCCTCGGTGATCGCGTCACCGCGCACGTTGTACCCGCTCACCGTCGCCACGAACGTACCCGTGTTCGCGTCGTCGCCCGTAAGCGACACGTTCACAGGGATATTGTCCGGGGGGAACTGGTTGGTCAGCGTGACCGTCGTGGCAACGCCGCTGGTCGCGGAGTGGTTCGCCTTGAAGTAGTCCACGTCCGCCGTCTCGCCAGCGTAATGAACCGCAAAGGAACCGCCCTGGGGAAGAATCTCGATCAGGGCACCCGTGCCAACATCCACCTTGCCGTAGGTGTTGTCGGTGCGGGTGGTCAAGTCTTCCGCCAAACGGAAGGGCGTGCTCACCGTGGTGTAGGTGAAATACCCGTAGCCGTTGGTGTCCACGCCCATCGGGATGAGGTTCACGCCCTTGGTGAAGTTGCTGGCCGTGGTGACGAGGATGTTCGCCTTGACCAGACCCTCGCACTCGCAAATGGCGGTCTGATCGCCAAGCAGGTCCGAAGTCAGGTCCTTCTTGAGAACACCCTCGAAGAACGCGCCGTTGAAGAACGGGATCACGCTTGCGCCATCCGTGCGCTCCGGCAGCGCAGCCACCGGGGAACCCTTCTTGATGGTGAAGCCAGCCGTGAAAGCGTAGGCGGACGTACCATCGCCAAGGATGTTGTTGATCGCAGGGTAAGCCGTGCCCGTCGCGTTGATGACGGTCTTCACCCTGTTGTTCGGAGAACCGAGAGAGCTTACGTTGCTCATAGTGCTGTCCTTTCCTTAGTTGGTTGAGAATCAGGGGGTGTAGGCCTGAACGCCCCAGAACACGCCGTTCTTGCGGCGGTCCTTGACCGTCATGGCGACCTGCATCACACACTCCCACTGATAGCCCGTCTTGCCTTCCATCTTGACCATGTTGCCCCACTTCTTCTTGAGACCGGAGGCGTACAGCCAACGCATGCTGGAGCTGTTCAGCAGGTAGCAGTTGCCTTCGCCAGCCGTGAAGGTCGGGCAGTCGTAGTCGTGGTAGATGGTCGCGCCGTGGAAGCTGAATCCGTCCACGCCCAATTCCACGTTGGAGGCGGAATCACGGAAGATGCGGCCCTCGTTGTGGAGGTTCGTGCAGAAGCGCATGAACTCAAGGTTGCAGGGGATCAGGTCCGGCTTGGCGTTCACGCCGTTGTTCGCGCACTCGGTGAAGATGTCGAGCAGACCGTTCGCCTTGTCGAGGAACGAGTACTCAAGGTGACCACCGGCCGAAACATCCTTGAACTCACCGTTGTAGTTCTTGTACTGGTTCGCCCAGGTCGGAATGTTCGACACCGAAATGCGGCCAACCGCACCACGCGAGGGATCGCTGGTCGGAGTCTGCTGCACGATGTCCTTGATGCCGAACAGGTTGTGGGTACCAACGGTCACGCCGTTCCACAGGTAGGACACCTGCTTCTCCATGAGGCCGTCGTCAAGAGCCTGCATGCGCTTGGTGATCAGCTTGGTCATGCCCGCGCCGGACGTGGCATTCTCGTACTCGTACTTGCCGATCACGAGGTGTTGAAGCACCATCACCCAATCGTACTGCGCCTGAGTGGAGACTTCCACAGGGGTCGTTTCGATGGTCTGGTAGTCCTGCGAGCGGGACAATTCGATGGTGCGATCCGGCTGGGCGTACTGCACGTCCTCCACCGGACCCTGACCCGGCTCGTCCTCGCCAATCATCCCCTTCGCCTCAAGACGCTTGAACGTCGGGTGCGACGGGGTGATGATGTTGGTGGTCTCCTTGGAGACCTTGCGCACGGTGGCCAACACGAAGTCGTCCAGCCTGCTTTCATTGATCGTTGCGCTAAAACCTGCCATTGGTTAGCTCCTTCTCGTTATGGGTTAATGCCAAGTTCGCGGCACGTCTGGCGGTACATCGCGTCTGCGTCGATGTCCTGATAGGTCTTGGTCTGCCTGCTGTCCGCACGCAAGCGGCCCATATCCACGTTGGGAGGGCTGCTGCGGCGGCTGCTGGTCAGACCTTCCGTGTGCCGGGAACTCTGCCGCTCGTTCTTGTTGCGCTTGGCCTCCACCATGAGGCTGGCCATGCGTTCAGGATGACGCTCGAACAGAATCATCTCCGGCACCACGCGCTCGCCGCGACGAAGCGCATTGACGATCTGTTCGCGCACCTCGGGGGTCATCAACTTGCGCACCTCGGGGGTGTACTGAGTCACCATCTTTTCCCGGACGTACTTGTCGATGGCCTTCGAGTATTGTTCTTCCACGACAGCCTCACGGACGGGCGCAACGCGCTGGTCCACCTGCTTGCCCATGTGGTCGATCAAGGTCCGCCCGAACTTCGTCAGGATTTGCTTGACCGCCGCACTTTGGTCGCTGCCGTCGTCGAACTCCGCCAAAGCGGCTTCCAGTGGGTCGGCTTCCTTGTCGTTGCCGAAACCGCCGTCCTTGCCCTGCATGTAGCCAGCCAAAGCCGCCACCTGCTGTTTCAGGGTGTTGATCTCGGAGGACTCCGCCTGACGCTTGCGGGTGTAGTCGCTCTGGCGCAGGTAACCCTTCTGGATTTCCTGCACCAGATCGTCATCAATGCCAGCGTCACGAAGCCGATCAATGACATCGCCGTTGTCTCGGTCCTGAGTGGAGTAATCGTCTCCGTGTTCAAGACCTTCATCTATGTACTCTTCCACTTCCACTGTCTTTTCCTCGGCTCACTTGTTCGCTCGGAAACCAAAATGCGGGGTGCGGGTTGTTCCACTAAGGAGTCCCGCACCCCGCACAGGGTGCTCCAAGTCGAGTGTGCGCTCGTAAGGTCCCCGTCGGGACCGCCTTGGCTATATCGGCAACCTGCCTACGTCAGTCGTAGACAAGGCTCCAACCGTGTTTCTTGTTCTGCGCCTCCAGCCACTTCTTCTTCTCGGTACGGGATTGCACCACGTCGGGGGTGTCGCCCGTCTTGCCGTTCAACGGTGGGTACGCTCCCATTCGGTGCCCACGGCGGTAGGTGTCACGCACAACCTCCGCAGGCTGATAAACCCGGTGCATCGCTTTCTTGCAGTCGGGGCACTTCTCCTTCGCTTCTGCCTTCGAGATAGGTTTGACCACCTCTTCGACACGCTTGCACTCCTTGCACTCATAGGTATAGCTGGGCATCACGCCGCTCCTGCCTCGGACAGCATTCGTCCGCTGATGTTCCCCGCCATGTCCTGTGGGGCTGCGCCGCCCGCAAGCTGGGGCTGTGCCGGAGCTGCCGGGGTGCGCTCTTGGCCGGGTGCGCCAAGCTGCTGCATATTGGGAAGCTGCCGACCCTGGGCAATCATGGCCCGCAACTGCGCCTCAAGCTCTGGACTCATGTTCACGGGGACAATGCCGTGCTGCTGAATCAGGCGTATCGCAAGCTGCGCCGGATCGCGCTGGTTGAGAATCTTGTGCGGCAGGGTAGTGTCGAACATCTCCAGTGTAATCCTGAGTATTTCGGTCAGGTTTAACGGAGAGGTGGGCATACCCTGCATCTGGCGTTGCTTGTCCATGTCAATGCGGTCGGCAATCGCCATGATCTGCGGAAGTATCTCGCCCCACTGACGGCGGTAGGTCAGCTTGTCCACGCGCTCGGTAGATCCAGCGACAATCTTGATGTTGAAATTGTTCAACACCCGACGGCGTTCAAGGGGAACCCAGAAATAAAGCTCCGGGGACGGGCCGACAATGCGGACCATCTTCTCTTCCGGCCACTCTGCCACCATGATCTGGCAAATCGCCGCCGCGCACTCTTCTTGGAACTCTTCGTTCTTCTGGACGAACTGTTCGACGTTAAGCCCCTGCTGCTGATTGCGGCTGTTGATCTCCGTCGCCGTGGTGTCGTTGCCGGGGGTATTCCGCGCCGCGTCCGTCAGGCCGGATACCCACGCCTGATCAGACTCCACCATTGACATGAGGCGAAGTATCTCCGCCGATGCCCCGCCGAACTCAACGGTGTGGACCGGGGGACGCTCGCCGTTCTTCAGGCCGTCGTATTCGATAAACTCGCCGTGGCTGGCCGCATTGATGCGATCAACAAAGTCGTCCTGTCTACTGCCGGACGGGTCGATAAAGTGGATGCGCTTCCCGTCGCGTTGAATCTGGTCAATCAGGACCGCCCGCAGGTGGTTCATCGCCTGTGAATGGTTCAGCAGCAGGGAGGCATAGGAAATGCCCCACAAGGTCTCCGGGTGTTCAATCGGAGTAAGTCTGAAATAAGGGTTGTCTATCGGCAAACCGAACGGTGTCCAGTCGCGTAAGGGAACTGTGCATCCTTCCGCGAACACGCAGAATTGCCGGGAAGCGTGGTCGAAGCACTCGACGATCTCGCAATAGTAAGCGTCGTCCAACCGCTCGCTGTACTGCTCTTCGGTCAAGTAAAAGTCGTCGTCGCGGGGACTCGGGGACAGCCCGGCGATTTCCCTGCGGGCCTTCTTGCTGTAACGAACGTCGTGCTTCACGTCCACAAGGCGGCGGCGTTGACGGTGATAGGTCCGGGCAACCTCGTTGGCGCGACGAGCACCAGGGTTGAAGAAGATGTCCGTCGAGGGGACCCACACCATCGAGGGCCATTCGTCCTTGATGGCAAAATTCTGGAATTCGGTCGTTGGACCGTAGGGGAGAAGACGGTCGATTTCCGCAAGGTTGTCCGTGCCCGCCGGGATGTCGTCAGCCCACGCGGTCTCGCCATAGACATATTGAGACGACAGGCCGATCTTCGCAAAGCCTGTACCGAACAGAACGGCACTGAGCACCACCTTGCGCATTTCCGGGGTCCAGTCGATGCGCTCCTTAACCACGTTGAACGCCTGCTCCAGCACCGCCGCAATAGGCTCGTCCCACGGGTGTTCGTTGTCGATGCGGAACTCTGGATTCTTGAGGGTCGCCAGCACCACCATCTTCCGGGCGATGACGTTCAGGGAAGCGACACGCCCGTTGATCGTAATAAACGCGCTTTCGTCAAGGTGCGTCCTGCCTTCGATGGCCATAAGCAACTGCTCGAAGTTGCTTACGCCATACTCGTTCAGGATGATACGCCAATACTCGTGAAGCCCTTCCGTCTTGAGCTTCTTCGCCCGGACGTACTCGGCTTTGAGTGCTTCAAAGGTTTCCTGCTTCACTAGCGGAATCCCTTCGCCTTGGCAATCTTGCGCCGTTTGACTTCCTTCTCGATACTCTGTTCAAGACGCTCGGGGTCGGAAAGGTAGGAGGCTACGCTGGGACTCAACACGGTTGTCGCGGAGTCCTCCAGTTTGGCCACCTCGACGATCTCGCGCTTGGCCTTCTCCAGCACTTCCTTGCCCTGCTCCGGGGTCAGGTCGTACTGCCCGATCTCCTGTTGGTTGGCCTTCTTCGCAGGCACAACCTCGCGCTCGTCAAGGTTCGCCACAACGATCTGGACGATCTTCAATGCCTTGCGGACCAGCCAGCGTTGACGCGCATACCAGCCCGTGCTGAACACAACGCCAAGAATCGCCAGCGTTACCTGAACCGCAATGTCGAACATCTCGTCGCTCATGGTGTTCTCCTAAGCAAGCGGGCGGACAATCGAAAGTCCGTTCCGCGCAATGGCGTTCTGGAATCGCGCACGGCGTTGCATCTGGGCGAACTTGCTCGCGCCCTGCGCCTTGGATGTCGGGATGCGCGGGGGCACGCCGTTCGAGATCAGGTCATGCAGGGTGTCCAGAATGTCGTAGGACTCCTTGCCCTCCAGCCGGAAGTACCGCGCCTCGTCCTTCAACGCCTCAAAGGCGGTGGTGTCAACGAACCCTGGACCGACAACGACGTGGATACGCCCCGACTCCCAATACGGCTGTTGGCTGGAGATACGCACAGGCTTGTTGATGTTGCTCGGACGGCCAAGCGTCAGGCGATTGATGCGGACTGCATTCAGCCCCTTGAACATCTGCTCGGCGTAGGCTGCGTACTTGCCGCCACGGTCGTTGAAGAACTTGTAGGGGTCGCGCTCGGCTTCAATCAGGAACTTGTCCAAGGTGTTCTCAAGGGATGCTTTCTCGAAGCTCGTCCACTCAAGATGCCCGCCAAGATTCTGGACGCGGAGACACCCAACGATAAGCTCAAGGATTTTATCCAAGTCCGCCATCTGCCGCTCGTGCGCGATGTGGGTGATGTAGAACCCGGTGTCATGGAAGAACCCGGTGGTCATGGCGGTGTAGGCCGTGCCTAGCTTGTCGGAAGCGTAGTCGCAGGAGCGATACCACCGCTTGGGTCCGTCAGGCAGGCCGTCTGGTTTCACAACCACCAGCTTGTCTGGATTCAACAGCATGTTCGCCGGGTCGGATGGGTCGAGCATCATCTGCGAGGAGTAGACCAAAGACCCTTGCTCGATCTTCTTTTCAGGGAGACTTTTGCGGATCAGCAGGTCCGTCACGCCCTCGGCAGGATGATCGTCAATCACGTCCAGCGTGAAACGGTTGGGGGCAACAGGCTTCTCGTTGCCGATGATGTAGGAGATCGGTTGACCAAGGATGTGAGGGAACGGGCGATTGACCCGGAAGTGGGTCCCGTCGTTCCATACAACCTCGCGGATTTCCTCCACGGTGTCGCGGGCCGCTTGGCTGAAGAAGCGCACGCGGGCTTGGCAGGTCTCAAGGTTGCCCTCAATCGTCGGGAACGCCTGCGCCGTGTCGCGGATGGTAACGCGGTCGTCAAACAGCACGGGTTCCTCGCCAGCGATGGGCTTCCAGTCCATGCGCTCGACACAAGGGCGATAGAAGATGTCGTAGTTGTGATCCTCGAACAGCCCCTTGCGGTTGACCACGTTGTACATGATGCCCTTGCGGCTCCATGTCGTGCCGCACACGATGGTCTTGCTACCCGCGAGTCGAAGGTTCGAGTCGTTATGCCAAGTGTCCACCATGTCTTGGAGGCCGATCTCGGAATAAGCGTTCTCCAAGACCTCGAAGTCGTCGTAGTGACACCCGGAAAAGTGACCGCCTGTGGGGTCCACGCCAAGGCCGCACGCCTCGGCTGACGGTACGCGAACACCCGTGTCGTCGCGCTCCAGTTTGAATCGGTCCTTCTGCCACAACTCGGGCTGGGTGGAATTGTTCTTCATCTTGGGGCGCACCCAGGGGAAGTTACGCTTGAACTGCGGGGAGTCCAGAAGCTCCTTCACACCGCCAAGGATTTCCTCGGCCTTGGGCTTGGTGTACGCCCGGACCAGCAGCCGGAAGTTGGGATTCCGGGCGAACTGCCATGTATCCCACGCGATGGCGATCTGCGTCTTGCAGTGCTCGCGGGCGATGACGACAAACTTCACGGAAACGGAACGCTCCTGCCCAAATTCGTCGGTGGAAGTCCAGTCCTGCAGGTATCCAGCCAGCCCGTCAGGGCCATGAAGCCGGGGGTAGTAGTGCTTCATTGCGTGCGTGTAAACACCAAAGCGCATGAAGTACCAGAAGTCGGTTACGCACTTTGCGGTCAGGTATTCCCGCATGAAGGGGATGAACAGACGGTGCCCCCGCATGGCCTCCCAGCCCTCTTTTGTGAGGGCGTTGAAGTCATCGACGAGGTTCTGGCTATACGCTACCCTGTCCGTAATGACCATCTACCCAAACCTCATACCCGACCGTTTAGGTCAGGTATCTGGGCAGAGCATACGGCAATGTGCTTCAAATGTCAAGGGGTGGTGTTTTCTAAAGGAAGGGGCAACAACCTGCTGCGGTGTAGGGGTTAAGCATTCGACTTTGCTTTCTTCACCGTCGCATCATAGAACGCCACAAGCGCACGGAGTTGCTCAATTATCGGAGCAAGGTCGGAGTGCGTTGTGTAATTGAGATAGCGGGTTTCGTCATCTAGTCCGTTCCAGTCGATGTAGTCTGGTCTCCATTCCTCTTGAATGGATGCCCTTATGTGCATCTGTGGAACCTTGCCGTTTGCTGATAATCCCAACTCCATGATGACAGGCTCACTTCCAAACTGCACGGCTAAATCGAAGTCGTTGGAGGCAATGATAGGTGTGCTACTCATCCCTCGCGGCCTCCAGCGCGGCTGTGCAGTCGGTTACAAATTGACACCAACTCAGCCCATTGATTCATAGGTCGGTCCTTTCCCCATGTATCGGGCAGTTGCGGTCTGCGATATACACGATGCACGAGGTGGCGGTGTTGGAACATAGGCAGGTGCATTGTGGTTGCTCAGTCATTGTTGCTGGCCTCCATCGCTTCCTTGGCCGCGCACGCCGCGTTGGTCAGGGCGCGTGCAAATGTCGGCCCGTGGTGCGCCTGTTGCGGCGGGTTGCCTATCGGGTTGATGAACAATCGCACTCTGTAGTCTTTGCCACGTTGCAGGCAGTCGGCAATCTCCAACCCCCACCGCTCGCACAGGGCGATGGCGGCGTTCGCGTCGTTCGCAGGTTCGCCCTCGTGGTCGAGTGTTGCGAGAATAGCCTTGCGTCTGTCGCCCCACAATTCAATCATCTCCGGCGATTCATCGACACACTTGCCCGCCGCCCATCGGTTGATTTCGTCATCTGTCATCGCTGCGAAGTTGTCCATGATTCATCCCCATCGCGCTCGCGCTTGGCGTCGCTGTTGTGCCACGGCTTCACCTCCACGCGCACGCAGTCGTAGCCGTCGCGCTTGAATGATTGCCAGACTCTTTTTACAGTACCACCGAAACAATCCTCAGCGAGGCGTTCAATAGCCGCCTTGCGAGTCTTGCCTGTGTATGCGTATTTCCAACGGCTAAAATACGGATTACCGTTTCTGTTGACGATTACCCAGAGTTTCATTCACTCACCCTTTCAATCGTATTTCGCTTTTCAGCCTCTAGTTGCTGGTGAAGGTTTTTTGCTTCGGCGTATTCGTTGAGCAGCGAGTTGTCTACCTTTCCTTGAATAATCAAATCAGCAATAAGCCTGGCCACCCTGTTTCGCGACACCCTTGCCTCGTTCAACTCATTTGTATTACGAGTGCTAACATGCACTGAAACCGCTGATGTTGTCCCACAATATGGGCATGTTGCCTTATCTGCTGAAATATTCATCCGCCATGTTTTGTTGCAGCTATGACATTTATAGCTATGCTTAATAAGCGGAAAATGAATATGTGTCATTTGCCCGCCTCCCTATCCGCCAGCGTGCCGGGCGTGCGGCGGCGGTTGTTCTTGCCAAGCCTGTTACGAGACATGCCCTCCCACTTACCGTTGCGCATGTATTGGAATTCTGAATTGCATCTGGTTTGCTCCTTCCGCCTATCGCCCTTGCGCTCGTCCTGCGCGATAAGCTGGCGGTCGATGATGCGGGCAGTGTGGGTCTCAGTAGTTTTGTGACACCACCAGACCGGTGAGTGTTCGGACTCCCCATACACCACCACCCCCGCGTCGATGCGGGCTTGCAGCGCGTCACGCTCTGTGGTGAGTTCTTCGATAACGCTTTTCAACCCACGAATGGTTTCATCACGACACTCGATGCCATCGAAGTGTCTGTCTCGTTTGTCAGATGGAACTTCTTTGCGCTCGCCCGTGTGGCCGTCATATACGTGATCAATTTCTAAACGAGCCTCCAGCTTAGCGATACGTTCCTCGGCCTCGATGAGCGCGGCGGCAATCTCGGCGGCGTGGTTCGTGGCGTGTAGACAGAAATCCGCATTGTGTTCCGCTTTAATTTCAAAGCTCTTGTTTTGCCAGTTTGCAAACTGTGCAAGAGTGTTGCGGTCCTTGTCGCGCAATAACCATGATGTGTGGTACGCATCGTTTTTGACGCAGTACCAGCCCCCCTGCGTAGCCTTCTCCCGCAGCGCGATAAGCTCGCGGGCGTGGTCCAGTGCGCTCATTCTCCGTCCTCCGCGCCCAGGATGCGGGCGAGTCCGTCACTTATTGGCGATTCGTAAAAGCTAAATCCATATTTACTCCCGCCTATTTCGTAATAGTCCATGCCAGTCCTGCGGCCCTCTGTAAATGCTAGCTTCACCAAAAACGCCAGCTCGCGCACCTGCTTGTCGCGGTCGAGGTAGGCGCGGGCGAGGGTGGCTGCGGTTTCAATATTCATGGGTATCTGCCTCATTATCTGAAACGTTTTTCCACACCCCAGTATTAGAGTTGAAGTCCTTCAACTCGCGTTTAAGTGCTGCTAAAATGCTGGTAGATGGAACTTTCCTTAACCTTCCGCACAACAATCTGGCCATGTCATCAGACATACGATCAATGGACTTCAACTGTCTACTCATAGCAATATATTGTGACCATGCTTCGTAGAGATTCTCTTCTATGTTCATCACTCCCCCTCCCTATCCGCCCGCGTGCCGTCCTTGCGGCGGCGGTTGTTCAGGATATCCGCCACTTCGGCCAAGTCGCCCGTGACCGCGATGCCACCCTCCCGCCCGCGCAGTTCGGCCAGCAGTTCCTCGGCGGTCGTCATGCGGCTTTCGAGTTTGCTGATTCGCTCGCGTTTCGTCATAGTCCAATCTCCCTTCTGTAGCCAATCCGTTTGCGCTCAAGCTCTGCGGCCTCGGCTACGGTTTCGCGTTCCATTCCTTCAAACAGGTCCGCGCACCAGCCGCACGCGGCCTCGATGGTGCTGGCGTACGGCCCTTCCACGCCGTCTAGGTCAGCACGCCAGCCTTGAGGCCAGTTGGTCAGCGTAAACGATTCGGCGCGGCCAGCGGTGAGGATTTCGTGGATGCGCTCGGTCATATCTTCAACCCCTTCAACCGCGCATCTACATCGCGGTCAAGGTACAACTCCTGCAAGCTGTCACCACCCGCCGGAATCCGGCCCGCGTTGAAGTTGGGCGGCGTGCCGTCGAAGCCTGTGGAGTACTTGAGGGCCACGCCGTGACCGTTGACCACGCCGCCCGTCCATGCGGGGATGTCGTCGGGGTCTTTGTTGTAGGCGTAGGTGCGTTCCTTGCTGCCTATGATCTTCGCCGTCCCGCTAAGAGTCTGCGTGCGCTTCATGACGCGCACCGAAGGAAGTGGCGGAGAACAAGCCAGAAATGGCGCAGGAGCGCGGTGAACGCAAAGTCGGAAGCCCACTGCGGATCGCCATCACCAATCCCGTGCAGGTAGCGTCCGCCCGGTACCCGCGCCGTGAACACAAGCACCCCATTGACCGTCGTACGAATGTAAGGCTGCGTCATCCCAAGTCTCCCTCGTGGTGGTGGAAAATAAATCGCGGCCCCCGCCGATTTGACGGGAGCCGCGCACCAGTGGAGACTCGGATGATGCTCCGTGCCTTCAAGCAAGAGCATATCACTTCCTATAAAACTTGTCAATGCCTGCATCATCTTTGTGTCCGCTGGTGCTGCGACAAAGACAATCGTAGCACCATTGACACTAACTGTCAAGCAGAAAAAACACCACCGGAAAGCCCAAGAAATAAAGGCTAAAGTGGATACTGACGATCACGAAAAGCACATTCCGATAACACACAACGACCCTAAAAACACAAAGGGCCGGGGCCAGGAGGGGGGAACTGGCCCCGGCTATGGACACCCACGGGGATGGTGTCCAAACCGCGCTGGATCAAGGCGCGGGAGGAGAAGATCGCATTCAACTATCAGCTGTCAAGGATTACTTGACTGCTCGCTTCCCCGCCGCCAGCAAACCGGACAACTCCGGGTTGTCGCTCAACACCTGAACGATCTGGTAAGCCAGACCATCCACCAACCGCTCGTTGTGATTGCTGTACCCCAAGCTGAAAAGCATGGCGTGAACAATCTCGTGCCAAAGCGTGATGCGCGTCATCAAGGGGTCCATCCCCTCGCGAACAACTATCGTTCGCTGCGCCTCATCACACAAACCATACTCAGGTAGCGGGGCAACCGCTATCGCCCAATCACCTGGGCCTATACGGATGGTCTCAGGGAGCTTCAATGACATCGTAGGCAGGAGCCTGATAGTAGTTCCCGTCCACGCCAAGCGTCTGCTTCTTCCCGGTGCAGCGAATCATCTTCTTCGCGTGCAACTTCTGCAACCGGGCGTTCGCCACCTTCCTGCTCACACCCCAAAGATCACTCAACTCGGCGCAGGTGAAACCATGCGCCACAACCTCAATCGTTCGCGCCGCATTCAGCGCGTCAAGCCAACGCTGCACGTCCATCAAATTTCTGGCTCCTCACGGGCAAAGGAAACTGTAAACGGCTTCGGATACCAAACACCGTCAGGTGCTTCTCGAAGAATCAAGCCGCCAAA